CTTGGCAATACTTGCTTGAGAGTTACATTGGCGGTGAAGAATACCGTCGTGCAAACCACCTTGTTAGATACCAACTTGAAACAGAACCTGAATACCAAGCACGATTACGCACAACACCATTGGAAAACCATTGTGCCAGCGTAATTAGTGTTTACAATTCATTCTTATTTAGAACAGAACCAAAGCGTGACCTTGGTTCTATTGAAAACCTAGCAGAAACTTACGACTTTATGCGTGATGCAGACTTTGATGGACGTAGTTTAGATAACTTTATGAAAGACGTTGCTACTTGGACAAGTGTGTTCGGACACGCCTGGGTCATTGTTAGCAAACCTAACATTAATGCAACTACAAGAGGCGATGAAGTTGAAGCTGGAGTTAGACCTTACCTAAGTGTTCTTACACCATTAGTTGTATTAGATTGGAATTGGTCAAGAAGCCCAAGTGGTAGATATCAACTTAACTATTTTAAATATCTTGAAGATGTTAACAAGGATGTCCATACAGTTAAAGAGTGGACCAATGACGTTATAACAACAACTGTTATTGATATGGGCGAAGAAACAATAACAGACACAATAATTGAACCAAACGGTTTGGGCAAGATTCCAGCCGTGTGTGTTTACAATAAGAAGGGCGTTGTCAAGAGTATTGGTATTAGTGACATTGCCGACATTGCAGACGCACAACGTTTTATCTATAATGCCACAAGCGAAATAGATCAAAGCATCAGACTAGACAGCCACCCAAGTCTAGTAAAGACACCAGAAACTAATGCTGGTATCGGTGCTGGTTCAATCATACATATGCCAGAGAACTTAGATCCTGGCCTAAAGCCTTACATACTAGAGTTTAGTGGTGCAAGTGTTGACAAGATACTAGGTGCAATTCAACACCAAGTTAGCAACATTGACAAGATGGCAAACACAGGTGCTGTTCGTGCTACTGAAAGTCGTGTAATGAGTGGCATTGCTATGGAAACAGAATTCCAATTGCTTAATGCTAAACTATCAGAGAAAGCGGATCAACTAGAACTTGCTGAAGAGCAGATTTGGAAATTGTTCTGTGAGTATATGGGCTATGCTTGGAATGGCGATATTGATTATCCAGGAAGTTTCAACATTAGAGACACTGGTAGTGAAATTGCACAACTTAAAACAGCCGCTGAAACTTCACCTAATGATCCACAGATCCAAAAGGGTATTGCAATCAAAGTGGCTGAATGGATGGAACTAGAGTATGATGAGGATGAAGTTATGCCTACAACAACTACAGAGGATCGTCCAGGGCATATGCAAGAAATGATTATGGGCGGATATGAAGATGCTCAAATATTAGCACTTCATCCAGAAGTAACTCAGAACGATATTAACAATGCAAGAACAGCATTATTAACTAACCAAGGAGAATAACTATGGCTTATGGCAGAGGTAAAGGCACTAAGAAGAAACCTATGAAGAAACCTAAAAAGAAAAAGACTAAGAAATATTAACTATGGCACGGCCAAGAGTTAAGAAATACAAAGGCAAAAGCGTATGTAAAGGTAATTGTGCTGGACACAGAGCCGGAGCAAGATACGCAAGGAGTGGCGGGGGAAGCCCTAGTCCACATTCACGTAGTTTTAACAACGGTATGGCGATTGCTAACGGCACGTTTAAAAGGCGTAAGAAATCACCATAACTTAACCGTTATTTACTGTAGATGCTAAATACATATACAAATAAATTATACTCTAACAGAAGGAGGCGAGGTAACAATGACCGATCAAGAAACATTGGCACAAGATAACGCAACTGAAGCGGCAACTTTACAAACAGAAATTCAGGCAGAGGCAGAGACTGCAAAGACTTATTCTCAAGATGAAGTAAACAATATGATGGCTCGAATGAGAGGTAGTATTGAAAAGAAACTTCTAAAACCATATGAAGATTTAGGTGATCCTGAAGAATTGCGTGGATTGCGCGAAGACGCACAAGCAAGGAAACAGGAAGAGCAAATTAAACGTGGTGAATTTGAAAAGACTTTACAGGAAATGGCTTCTAAAAAGGATGCTGAAATTAAGATGAGAGACGAAGTAATCAAAGAATACAAAGTCAATTCGCCGTTACTGAATGCGGCCGCCAAATATCGTTCTGTTAACCCAGAACAGGTTAAGGCTTTACTGTCAACTTCTGTTAGATTGAATCAATCTGGTGACGTTGAAGTAGTTGGTGATGATGGATCCGTTCGCTATGATGATAGTGGCGCACCCATTGGCGTTGAAGATTTGGTTAAAACCTTCCTTGATACTAATCCCCACTTTGTTCAGCCAACAGCGAGCACGACTAATACACAGTCAAATGCAGGTGTTGGAATGAGTAAGGGCTTAGACATCAATAGTCTTGATATGAAAAATCCTAAACATAGAGAGTTAGCGAAAAAACATTTCGCTGACATAAAATAATGCCAACATTATTATTTAATTAAGGAGATATAACAATGGCTAACACAACTTCGATTAATAGTGAACTGTTTCAGAACCTTTTGGTTCAGTCGCAAATTGCACTATATGAAAACTCTGTTGCACGTTCAGTAGCAACAGTATTTGACTACCCAGCTGGTGCTGGTAAAGTAGTTTCTGTTCCAGTATGGGCAGGAATGTCATCTAGCAAACCTGGTGAGGGCACAGCTCCTTCTGCAGGCACTACAAACACAACATCTGTAAGTATTACACTTGCTGAGCACGTTGTATACAATCAAGTTACTGATTTCTTACGCGATAGTGCGTCAGAAGATGTAATTTCTACACTTGCTAACCAAAGCGGTATGGCAATTGCTGAAGGCTTAGACGCTGAATTGATCGGATTATTTGCATCAGTTACACAGTCACTAGGCGCGGCAGGCACTGATAACACAGTTAACGACTTGATGAAAGCTTCTGCGATGATTCGTGCAAACAAGTATCAAGGTCCATTATTTTGCATCTTAAACCCTAAACAGGCTTATGGTGTTAAAGCGGCTTTAACTGCAACTAACAACTACCAGAACAGTTCTTCTGTTGCTGATGCTGTAATGAGTAACTACTACGTAGGCTCTATTGCTGGCATTACAGTTCTGGAGCACGCCGGCGTTGCTATTGACGGTGACGACGATGCAATTGGTTGCGTATTTGCACCACAAGCATTCGGACTTGCTCAGCGTGGCGGAATCGATATGGAAACTGATCGTCAAGCTAAAGAACGTGCTACTGATGTTGTAATGACTGCGGTTGCAGGCACAGCTATTCTACGTCCAGAACTTGCTGTTAAAATCGTAGGCGACGCGGCACTATAACCTAGGAGTATAGACAATGGCTTTTATTATTACAAGTGGAACTACAATAAGTTTCGCCGAGTATCAAGATATCTTTGATCGTGATCATAGACTTTTTGATTCTAATGAAAGCCTGACTGACGATGTTGTTGAAAATCTTCTTATAAGGGCGACCGAGCGTATTTTAACTAAGATACGCTCGTCAGCCTGGTGGGGTAATTACTATGTTTCGCGAGGAACAATAGCTGATTACCGCACAAGTGCAGACATTCCACCACTTGATATAGAACGTATACTGGAAAGACATAATGACTTTACAGACTTATGCGTCTATACAGCGTTAGGCGAATTCGTATTACCAATGGTTGCTGACTTTGGTAGTGAGGATAATGCAGAACGTCAAAAGATGGGATACTATACCCAGAAGGCAGAATCACTCCTAACAGAGTTGTTGACTGCTGGAGACTGGTATGACTTTGATAATGACTTAACAGTTGAATCATCAGAGAAATCACCAGGACAAATAAACTTGAAGAGGGTAAGATAAATGCGAGAAGATATCCTGTCGTATATTAAGACACTATCATTAGGATCATTTACAGTTAGTGATGAACTACCTAGAGATGACAGTGGTATGGCTTTATACTTAAAGAATCCAAAGAAACTATATGTGGACATTGGACAAGTAGAAGCAACACCATTAATCCAAACGCTTAGTGGCTTTGATGTGCATACAGAATCAACTACAGTCAGTGTATATTTCACGGCTGACGCGAAAACACTACCAGCAAATTATAGTTCGTTAACACAAAGTCTAAGACTTGGCAAAGATATCCAACAAGCAAAAGGGTTTAATAACCGTTCTGTGGATGTTCAAACTGAGTATGATGCGGATATGTTGATAACTAGAATAGATTACACATTTAGCAAAATAACTTAAGGAGCAAAAAAGATGGCTTATATCTATCCAGCACCAGGTAATACAAACGCACAGGTGATCCTGACTCTTGAAACAGTCGCCGGAACAAATACTGTGGGCTTGGTTTTACCTGCACTACAAGACGTTACGTTGAATAACGCAAACGACGTGTTTTCTTGGACGCAATTAGACGCATCCAGTAAACAACAAATCGCTACTACAGCGACAAACTCACTATCTATGAACATTGTTTTAGATCAAACAATATTCTTTGGTGATTCCACAGCATCAGGTGAAGACGCACAGATTGCAGGTATTTTTGGATTGTCAAAAGACAAAACAAAGATTACTTTTGCACTCTATATGGGTGACACTGACGCTGGCGCAACTGGTAAAACTATCAGTGGAGCAGGCTATATCACTGGTTTAGCACCAACGGTATCAGCAGACAGTCCAGTATGGGTTTCGCCTATTACTGTAACTGTTGACGGCGACTACACAGTAGCCTAAGGCAAAGCGTGAGGGCACGGTAGAGGGGGATAAAACCCCCTCTATTCTCACATAACGATAAATAGATATATAGGACAGATAGATGGATATATTAGATTCAAAGTCAGACAGAGAACTCTTAAAGAGTTTAATAGCAGAAGTAGCCAAGGCAAACAATGAGTTGAATTGTGCTTATGCTGATACAAAGAAAGCCAAGAACCGTTTAAGTTTCTTAGTGGTATTAGCGAATAAATTGATCAATAGAACTGAGGATAAACAGAAATGAAATTAGAAACATTAGCAACCAAACCAAAATTAGTAACAGTAACCGTTGACGACGAGAAAATTGTCGAAGCATACGGTGAACCACTAGAATTCCACATTTACGATAGACATAGTATGGACACTTTTATGAAGCTAGCCGCTTTAGAAGGTGACAGTTCTGTTGGCGATATTGGAACACTAGTAGGCGATATGATACTTGACGAAAAGGGCAACAAAGTCCTTGTTGATGGCAACGTATTACCAATCGACGTTATGCTTAAAGTAATTGAGGTGGTGGTTAAACGCTTGGGAAACTCCGTGACCCAAACTTTGGAAACATCAGTCCAGAGCTAAATGCTCTACTGACACTTGACTTCGTTGCCAAACGTTATGGCAAACTGCCAAGTGGTGTTTTAAGGGATGGGGATACTATTGATGTTCAATGTGCCAATCTTGCTGTTCAATATGAAAATTATCTTCATAAGAAAACAGAAGACGAAGCCAATGGCATTAAGCACACAGAACACTCCCAATCAGAACTGCTAAATATGATAGAGAGGGCAAGAGATGAAACTAAGGTTAAAGACAAGTAAAATAGGTCCACACTTAAACAAGAAGAATAAGCGTCTCCGCACCATCCCTAAAGAAGCCTACGATGTATTCAAAGAAGCAACACCAGTAAGAAGTGGTAATGCTCGCAGAAAAACACGACTACAAGGCACAGTAATCAAAGCAGACTATCCTTATGCACAACGATTAGACGATGGTTGGAGCAGACAAGCTCCACAAGGGATGGTTGACCCAACTATAAAGTTTATCAAGTCAAAGATAGCGGAAATATTAGGATAAGATATGGCAACTATTAAGGACAAATATGTATTAGACATTGACACCAAAGGTGCAACGTCCAGTATAATGAGTATCAAAGGTGCAATGGGCGCACTAGCAGGTGCTCTTGCAATACGTGAACTTGTGCAGTTTGGTGCTAGTATTGTTAGTGCAACTACACAGTTTGAAAGATATCAAACAGTCCTAACAACGTTCTTAGGAAGCCAATCAAAAGCCAACGCTGAACTTGCACGCCTTAAAGACTTAGCCAACAGTTTACCACAAGACTTAGCAGACGTTACTGAAGCGTTTGTTATCTTTACACGATACGGATTAGACACATCAAGTGAAGCCATTAAAGCGTTCTCAAACATTGCTACTGCAAGTGGTAAAAGTTTAGAACAACTAGGCGAAGCACTTGGTGATGCAATGACGGGTCAATATGAACGTCTAAAAGAATTTGGTATTAAAGTATCAACAGAGAATAACAAAGTTGTTGCACGTATTGGTGAGGACATTGTTGCCACTGGTAGAACTGCAACTGAATTAACTAGAAACTTAAAAGAACTTGGAAACACACGATTTGGTGGAGCGGCAGAAGCAAACGCTGGCACATTAAGTCAATCAATGAGTAACCTTAAAGGTGCTGTATTTGAAGCACAAGTTGCTTTTGGTGAAGGGTTAAAACCAGCCCTTATTGAAATTACTACGTCGATGGCGGAACTACTCCGTCAAAACGAAGCCCTTGCTGAAAGTTTAGGTGCTGGAGTCGGCGAAGCATTAAGAGTAATTGCCGGCGGTGCCAAATTCCTTGCTGAAAATATACATCTTCTTACAACTGCTCTTACTAGTTTTATAGTAATAAAATCAGTTCCGTTCTTAATTGACATTGCCAAGAAGTTCTTTGCGTTAGGTGCGGCGGTTAGCGACTTAGGCGGACCAATGTTCCGTGCAAAGGATGCCGCTAAAAACTTAATTGGTAGTTTATTAAAGTTTGGTATTGTTGGAAGAATATTTGCCGCATTTACAGGTCCTGTTGGGCTTGCTGTTGCTGGCATTACTGCATTAGCCGCTGGATTTAAAGCATTAGGACCAGTAACTGTTGAAGTAAGTGGATTAACAACTACATATGGTGAAATTGCGTCGGCTGTTTTCTTTAGGGTTAAGAAGGCTGTTGTTGCATTAGCCACTGACATTAGAGAAGGACTTGGCAAAGCATTATCGTTTGTTACTCAGAAAGTTATGAACTTTGCTCGCCCATTAGTTACTGCATTAAACCTTATGTTAGAGAAAATGTATAGTTTTGTTAATACAGCTATTGGTCTATTTAAGGGCTTTATCCTACAGGTTACAACAGGCATTGGTGACATTCCAAGAATGTTCCTTGCGGTGATGAATGCTTCATTAGGTATCATTGGTGACTTTGTTGGTAGAGCAGGATCACAAATTGGCGAACTATGGGATTATATCTTTAGTGGCGGTGATGATGCTATTGAAAACAGTTTCACAGGCATTGGTGACACCATTGATAAACAACTTGACAAGATTGGATCAGCGTCAAGTGTTAACTGGAGCGAGTTAATAGGTGCAGACCATATTGGCAATGCTGTTGACGCAATAACTACACCATTACGTGTTCTCATTGAAGAATATCGTGAAGAACAAGAAGCACTTGCAAATGTAGGCAAAGAATATGATGATCATATATTACGTCTAGCAAGAGCCGCTGAGTTGGCTGAAAAGATTGCCAAAGCACAAGCAAAAATTAATGAAGCGATTGCAGAAGAAAATGAACTTAGAGCAAAATCACTTGCTACATTCCAAGGCACCTTAGACAAGTTTAACGAAGAATACAAATTTAGAACTTCATTAATTAAATTAACAGACGATCAAAGAGAA